GGCCATTGTCTATTCTCCTACATACGGGGATCCTGTCCCTCTAACCTCATTACATAGCGGGTTAACCACTGTTTGTCCTTGCAACAAAAAGGTCGTTATTATTGCAATTAATATTATTTAGTCTGTTTTGGAAAAACCGTTAGGAGAGCAGTTAATTATTAGCCAAGTATACTGCCGTCAAAGCCATGTAGTACAGTGACATCTTTACCTAGAGGAACAGGAGAATCAAATCTAATATTCCATTGTCCTGCTGTATTAACAAGTGTGTAGTTTACACCTGCTATTTGAAAAACGTTTTCAACAAGTACAATTACATTTTCTGCGGCACTTGGAACAGGATTTAACGGACCAAATTCTGTAATATTTGCATCACCAGTTCCTAAATTTTGTACTTGGATGTTGCCTGGTCTGTCTGTACGCATACTTTCCCAAGCATTATTAATGTATGCTTCCATTTCATTTGTTTCTGTGTTATATCTAATAGTTCCGTTTACAGGTGCATTTCCTCTTTCTAAAGTATTACCTGCACCTATTCTTAAACCTGCTTTAGATCCGGAAAAACTTACAGCACCAAACACGTCGACAAATACAGATTTGTCTACAATCATCTTTCTATTGATTTGTTGCTGTTTTACAAATCTCATATTACACCGCTATTGTTGAAATAGTTACTGCAATAGTTGCCGGTGATGTTGTTTGTGCAACAACTTTATCACCATTATCTAACACAAACTTTTCTGTGTCCATAATAAATGTTTCACCTGCAGGAATTTTCAACTGATGTAAAATTTTATTTGTATCAGTTGCACTTGACCCATTTTTAACAATATGCAAATCTAAAAACGTATCTGCATCTGTCAAAGCAGTATCACCTGCTATATTATCAGCATCTGCATAGTTACAAAATATCATACTTGTAATAGCAGTTTCGCCGCTTGATGTGTAAACATCTGTTAAAGTTGCATCAATAAAACTATTTGTTATCATATTACTTTCCTAAAAAATCATGCTCATAAGCATGGTTTTTCTTTTACTTGTTACTTCTCCGTTAACAGTGTTATTTACAAAAAATAGGCCAGTTCCACCCGGTCCTTCTGAGTCTTTATATAACTTTATTCTACCTAATGTACCAGTTGGTGTACTTGAAGCATTTCCTAGTGCAAATACTTCTTCTGCTACTACATTTCCTGTTCCATTTGCTTGTAAAATTAAGTCATCATTTGATGTTACAGGTCTCAAAGTTGTACCATCAATTTGTAAATCACCTAACGTAATTGTATCGCTTTTGATTTCGAATTTGGTTACATTATCAATTTTTCCAATTAATCTTGACACTGGATCACCTGCGTTTAAATCTTCTGCTGTTAGTGATGTATTATCCTGTCTAATTAATGGAATATTGATAGTTTGGAATGCATTGTTAACATATTTGACATTAGGAATATCATCATCTGTTAATCCTGTTTCATAGTTTGTAGTACCTCTTACACTTAATTTGGCATTAGGTGCATTTGTTCCTAAGAATACAATATCATCTCCAGTGGTACTGATATGATTAGTTCTTATTGCTCCTATTTGACTGCCTACTGTAAATGTAAAAATACCAGGACCTGTTCCGCCACCTGGTTGTGTGTATGTAAGAGTATCATCAAATAATAATTTTGCATTATCTTCTGAGCCTCTTTCTATTTCAATACCACCTTGTCCTAGTGTGATACCTGCTCCAGTTTCATTCTTGTTTAATAAAATGATGTTATCTTCAATATCTAAATTTGCTGATGTAACAGTAGTGGTCGCACCTTGTACTACTAGATTACCAGTAATCGTTGTTGTTCCTACTGCTGATCCGGTATCAAGTGTGATATTACCGTTGTTTGCGGCTATAATTTTGTAATCACCTGTTACTTTTACTACATCTACTGCCATTTTGCGTCAAATCCTAAACTTGTATAGTATTATTTAGTCGAAAGAAAGGGCAATCCGAAAATCGCCCTTTCATGAAGTGCTTGTTATACAGCAACTAATCTTAAAATAGATTCAGTTGAGTCGTCTTCAACCGACCATGTATATCTATTATTAGAGTAATCAACAGCCAGGTGTCTTGTGATTTTCTTGAGTCTTACAGCACCGCCATTAGTGACAATACCAGTAATATTCATTTCATCATTACCAAGTGTACCTAGTGCTTTGTCAACAAGTGTACAAATACCCTCGTTAGACCCCTCCTTGACTTTAAATTTCCTAGAGGATCTTTGCGTCAAGATATGTCCTTCTGCGGCAGAGTTACTACCAATTTTTACCCTTGCAGGTATAGTTGGTTGTGCATCAACCCCAACAGGACCGAGAAATCTTTTAGTAATTGGTCTACCCATAGTCTACTCCAAAAAAAAGATTAAGCGTTGTCTGTAAAGTCGTCGTCGTCTGTGTTGGCAACGTCATCGTCACCTGCTTCTTCAAGTTTAACTTTACCAGCACTAGCCGCCGCGAAATCCCATGCTAGAGATTGTCCGTCTAATGCGTTGGATCCAGTTGCACTCGGAGCCACAACAGTAACTTTACGTCCAGTAATTTTGCTTACACCGTATGTTTCATTATCAGCACCTTGTACAGAAATAGTCATTTCGCCTGAACTTAATGCCGCAGGTAATTTGCCAGTTACTAATGTACAAGTGATTTCAGTGTCAGCGGTACCAGTTTCAGCAACTACGAATTTTTTAGATCCTTTTTGCCTTACGATAGTACCTTCAACAACTGATGAACCATTGTGAAAGTTTACTTTGATTTCGTTTGCACCAGCAGTTGCACCAGCCGCCGCTGTTGTAAACAGTCTTTTATTAAGTGGTCTTCCCATTTTGTTTCTCCTTTTAACGTTCTATGTTATACGGGGATGGTGTTCCCCATAAACTTACAATACATTTGTAAGCAAAAGTATTTAGTCAACCCTTGTAAAAAGGTGCATAAGGTGTGTTTTACTGAAGTCATTTATTGCTTCATTAATTTTTTTACACATATCTTTGTGTTTTATCCTATAAGAATCTCTTCTAGTTCGTCTATAATCAACTTCTACTTCAGCAAGTTTTTTTACTTCGCTGTTTATACCTGCACAAAATTTTATTATATCAAACTTAAACTCTGGAGCACTTTTGCCAAGTGTTCTCAGTTCTTGTTCTATTTCATGCCAATCTAAACTAGATTCTAATTGTTTCATACAATTATTTATGGGGGTTTTTGATTGAATGGTCAAAAAAATAGGGCGACCTAAGCCGCCCTATTTGAATAGTTGTAACGTCTATTGGATTACGAGAACGATACGTTAGATGAAGTAATTGATACTTTACCTAAGTAATCTGCCGCGTTACCAAGAGATGATGCACTGTTTGACAACTCAATGTAACCATATCTTGTCATGAATGACACAACTGGTTCAAAAGTTGATGGATCAAGTACAACACCTGAAGACATTAACGGAATGTATGGGCAATAGAATGCCGCCGCATCTGCTTCAGATGAACCTTTGTATCCAACAAGCACTTGGTTGTCATCTTGACCTGAATCAGCCAAGTATGCGTCAACGTACACTCTCATCGCATTGTTTAAAGTACCTACAAATTTAGTATTTGTTGGTCCTTCGAACGTACCTTCTGTTGTTCTTGCGAACGCAGAAGTTGTAGCAGACTGAAGGATAGTCAATGCTTGGTTTGAAACCACTGCAAAGTTACCTGCGCCTCTACGTGTTCTTTGTGCGATTTTGTTAGCAGTTCTGTTAATAAGAACAGCCAACGCCGCGTGTTCGTCACCTACGAAAGTTGCAGTACCACTTACACCTGCTTGGTTGTAAGTTTCTTCAACTGACGCTAATGATCTTAAAGACTGAATTACTTCTTGGTCGATTTCAGCAGTAATTTCTTGTGCTAATGCCGCCATGATTTCAGCCTCTACGTCGATGCCTTGCTGTGCTTGAGCATCTTGAGCCGCTTCAAACGTCCAACGAGCAGATAGTTTTCTTGTTTTGGCTTCTACTGCTTGTTTTAAGATTTGAATGCTTAACTTTTTACCGGCAGTACCTTCTAACGCCGCAGTTGCGTCTGCTTTGTTAGTAGATGCGTTACCTGAATAACCTTCAGCAATTTTGAACGGAGAAAGTGCTTCTTCGCCTGCTACTGCTGAGTCAAAAGTGTCTGCATATCTGACTCTTAATGTGTGGATCTGTGCTACAGGTCCAGTCATAGGTTGTACACCAACAATCTCGTTTGCGATTGTAGTTGGCATAACCCTTCTAATTACCGGAAGGATAACTCTGTTAAGAGTTGCTACGTTCCCTGAAGAAGTTGCTCCAGAAGTTGCCGCCTCAGCGAGATACTTACGAGTGTTCTCGAGAGTGACATCCATTACAGATCTTTTAGATCCGTTAAGACCTTCAAGAAGTGCTTCTTTGGTTCCTTGCCAGTTTTGGTTTATGTTATCTGACATTTTTTGTCTCTCCTTTTTAGTTTAATCCCGCTAATCTGCGGAGTTCAATTAAGTTTGAATCAGTATCTTCCTTAATTGCGTGTTTATCGCCTGTTACTTCTACGCCTTCATTTAATGCCTTTTTCGCCTTCGGTGCTTTATCTTCCATCACTGCTGGTAGATACTTTTCAAACGCCGTGTGCAATTTTTTAGTTTGAACACTTTCCAATAGTTCAGACATGATTTCTCTTTTGTCTTTCCCTAAAGGATTTAGCAACTCATTCATCACCTGTGTACGCTCTGCTTTGTCCTGTGCCGCTTTGATTTCAGCGTCTTTAGACTCAACAATAGTTTCCTTCTCTGTGATTTCTTTCTTAGCCTCTGCTAATTCCATGTCCTTCTTCTCAACTACTTTCATTAACTTCGCAGTCTCTGATTTTTCATTTAAGTAAGAATTACCATATTCATTAGCAAATGCTTCGAATATCTTTCTACCAAAGTGGTTTTCTCTTGAAGCCGTGATATCTTCTTTGAGTTGTTTGATTTCAACCGCCAACTTATTGTTAACAGCATCTTCAACCACTTTCGCAGTACGCTCAACGAACTTACCTTTAAGTTCTTCGAACTTGGATTTTGCTTCTTTTACAAGTTTAACCTTGGTTTCAGCAAGATCCTTTTTATCTTCTGCAAACTCTTTGATTTCTTTTGCAAGTGCTTTGACCACAAAATCTTCAAGTCTAGTAAAGTTTTCAGTGACTTTTTTACGGTCTTCGTTCAACTCGCCAACTTCTTTTGTAAGTTGTCTAAGTACAAACTCCTGTAACTTATCAGAATGCTCAGAAATTTTCTTCTTATAATCAACAGTTGCTTCCGCAAGTGATTTCTTATCTTCTGAAAATTCTTTGATTTCTGTTTCTAGACGCTCGGATACCATGCGATCAATCGCCTCAATCATATTAGTCTTATCATGTTCGTAGCGATTTGCAAATTCCTCACGGAGTTCAGCAGTAACACTATCACGGTGTTCTTTTACTTTTTGATCCCAAGCACCAGCGATTTGGTCTTTGACCTCTTCACTAATGATCCCAGTTTCAAATAGTTTATTAAAAACATCACTCATCGTGTTTCTCCTAAGTTTATATTACAGGCCTTTAATAACCCGTAACAGTTCTTCTCTAAGATACTTTTGTGCCCTTGTATCTTGTTGTACCTCAGAAGCCATCTTAATCATTCCATAACCACCCTTTGTATTCATCAAGTGTTCATAGATTGGTGTAGGATAAGCCCCTGGAGCACTAGGTTGTGCTACCACGTCAACCGTGATAATTTCAAAATCGCTAACTTCCCCATTAGAGTCATTAACATTTCCACTACCTCTACTGGATACTCCTAATTTAACTCCGCTTTCCAGCATTGTTTTAACTAGGTTACCCATAGGTGTCGGCAAAATTTTCATCTTGCCAAAACCGTTAGGACCGTCCATCCAACAATCAGTAATCATGTGGGACACACGGTCCAAATTTACTTTTAAATCATCTGGGTGATCAACTTCACCAAGAACTGAATAACCGCCTGAAATTTGATCTTTTAGAGTCTTAACAGCGTTGCCTATCTCGGAGACAGGGTAGATTCGCTGATTTGCGTTTTTCACACCACCCTGAATACAGATGCCTTTAAGATACAGATCTTTTTTATCTCCTTCTCCTTGAGACTCTAGGGTGACCCTTGCTTGGTCAAACGTCAAATTTTCACGCAAGTATGCCATTTAGCAAACTCCTTTAATTACTCAGCACTCTTTTTAACAGATGCTGGTTTTAGACTGTCGCCGGCTTTTGAACCTGGTTCATTCTCGAAAGATTTTCCCATGTCCTGTGCCTTTGGTGCAGTACCGCCCTTTTCCTCTTTGCTTTGAGCAATATTCTTGCCGTCAGCACCAGAATCAGCGCCACCTTTCGATGCTACTGGACTGGCTGAGTTATCAGCGCCTTCTTTGTTCGACGGAGCAGAAACTTTTTCGACATACTCTCTCATAGTTTCGCCAGCGGTTTTGTCTGTTGCTTCGTCTTCAGTTGACTCTTCAGTTGCTTCTTCGTCTGTTGACTCAATAGCAGGAAGTTCTTCAACTGCCTCTTCGGCGTCTGAATCCATCTTAGGCTCATCTGACTCACCGTCATCTTCACCTTTGTCGCCCATCATTGCTTCAAATTCTGCTTTAAGGTCATCTAAAGCATCTTGTAAGTCAACAACTTTGGCTTCTAAATCTTCATGATCTTCTTCATGGTCATCCATTTTACCGTCATCATCAAAATCTTTGTCACCTTCTTCGCCGTCAGCGTCAGCAGTAACATCATCGATCATGTCATCAGCAGGATCACCACCAATTTCTTCGATTGATTCATCGTCTAAAGACTCAGTAGTTTCTTCTTCTTTTTCTTCGTCAGTTGCTTCTTCTACTTTGTCTTCTTCTTTTTTATCTTCTTTTGCAGTTTCTTCAACTTCTTTGTCTTCTTCCTTAGAAGTTGCTTCATCGACTTCTTTGTCTTCTGCTTCATCAGATTCTATCAAACCTTGATAGATCTCTTTAGACTTTTCTACAACGATATCATGGAATAGGCCTTCGGCTTTTTCCTTTTCTTCGTTAACTAGAAGGTCTAATAATTGTTCAAATTTACTTTTATCAGACATCTTTGTTTCTCCTTTATATGTTAATTTGGCAAGGCTGTCAATACTATTTACAAAAAAACCAGTTTTACCGGTCCAAATGGCGGTAAAATCATGGTTTTTGTGTATATTTACTTATCAAACTGCTTAATTAACTCCTTATAACTGATAGTTTTATAGTTTTTGAAGTGATTTAAGTTATTAGGTTGATAATCTTCAGTTGTAGTTACTCGCACAAATTCTGTATCGCAGTGTTCTCTAATGATAGTTTCTGTTTGTCTTAGCCAGTTTCCGTAGTATGTTGCTGGTTCATGTGCTCCTTTGTAATTAGGAGTACCAGCATATATGTTGTTTACTTTTTTACCACCGTTTAAACCTATATAATCAAATCCTAGCATATAGATTGTTTGCATACCATCTAAACAGGCTTTATATAATGCAGTAGGTCCACTGCTCCAACCCTTTGTAGGCTCAAAATAATGTAATCCTACATACTTTTCGTATGCTTTATTATAGTTGGTCCAGACTTCTGTTTCGAATTGTATGCGATAATTCACTATTTCATGAATCATCTTAGGATCAACTGCAATAAGTTTGTTGGGAATAAAGTCTCTATAGATGGCATTACAGGCGTAGATAGTGCCTCGATCTATTAATTTGTTTAGATCAAAGTTTTTTCGTGAAGTACCGTTACCTATGACGTATGCCACTCTATGCATAATGATATTTACGGAAATTTAAAATTAAAGTGTTGCGGCCTGGTCCGCAGGTGGTTGACCATACATCTGTTTAACAAAATCTAACTCTTTAGTCTGTTCAAGTTCTCTTGCTTCAGCAGTTTTTCTAATAGTGTTAATTTGTTCTAGTGTAAGTTTAGTCTTGCGAGTGTCATCTTTTCTAATCACACTGATATCTCTATCAGCATCATATCTGTGATCATGACTGAATTTGTTTCCATCTTGGTCAAAATAAAAGAATTCTTTTAACAACATAATCGTATTTATGCTCCCGGAGTCGGTTCACCACCGCCTGGTGCTGGGGTATCAGCCGCTGTACCTGGATCAGTTACATCTGGTGCTGGTTCAGGAGAGTCAGCATCTGGTGATGCATCACCTAATGTATCAAGGTCACCTTGCATTCCGCCTGGAGTTACGCCAGCGCCTCTCATCTGTACGCCAGCACCTTGATTAGGTTGAATATTATCTGCGTTTTCTTCACGCCACATAGTTTCGTTCTCTGCCATTTCTTCTGCACTTAAACCTAAGAAACGTTTTAGTGCAAAACGTTTACTCATATATGGTATCTCTTGCAGTGAAGCAAATGTGTTTACTCTTGCATTATCCATTTCACTTTGTCTATAAGAAGCAAAGTTTTGTGGAACTTGGAATGCTAAATCAAATAAGTCGTTGTCAATGTTAACACCTTTTGCATTTAGATAAAGTTTAAACTCTTTATCAAACACATGAGTCATTAAATTTTGTAATCTTTCGCAGTATTTGTTGAATCTCAGTTCTTGAATGTACGCTGTGCCTACTCTACCGTCATTGTACTGTGAAGCACTGTCGTCTGCACCCGTAGGCAAATAAGAACTTGGTATTCTTAAACCTCTAAACAGTTTGTTTGTAAAAAATTTAAGGTCATCAATTTCACCTAGGTTAGTACCACCTGGTAATGTTTCTACTTTTGATCCTCTACCTTCTGCTGTTTGTGGGAAGAAGTAATCCTCATTGATTGAAAGTGGATTGAAACTTGCATCGATTACGTTAGTACCACCGCCTGTTGAACTAGGAATACGTCTTTGATGTATTTCATTTTTGACTCTTTCAACAAAACCCATAGCAAGGTGAGTTGGCATATTACCTACGTCAATGTAAAACACTCTACGTTCAGGTGCTCTCTGCACACGATATATAATAATAGCATCTTCTAGTAATTCTTTTTGCTTGTAAACTTTAAAAACACTTTCTAATAAACTGTTTCCGAATGGAAAGTTTCTATCTAATCCTTCACTTAAACTTATGTGAACCATGTGTTCTGCTTCAATGGCATATTGATTTAAATGATTTTCAAAACGTGTACCAACCTGTGTAGGAGTTCCGCCTACATATCCTCTACCATATGCACCGCCTGTGGTAGTGTAATCTAAATTGCCACCATAACCGCCTTGTTTTGCATTAATCTGTGTAACACTTAGATTTTGAAAGTTAGGATTCATATCTCTAAGCACATACTGTTCAGGTTCTTTACCTTCACTTTCGTTTACAATAATTTTATCTAGTTTTGCAGGGTCAACGTGTAACCATTTAAATGTTTCGGGATCTCTAACAAAGAAACAGTCACCGTATTTGAATACATTACGTACAATTTTAAAAATTCTTCTTTCAAAGTTGTTTAAATCGCACCACTGTTGTAGGTACTGTTTTAAAACTTTTGTTTCTGTGCTTGTACTTTGTTGTTTGTAATTTATTTGAAATGGTGTTTTGTTTTCGTTGTTCTTCTGTGAACAAAATTCTGCAAGTATATCTAATGCCGCATTTACTTCTGAGTCCATGTCCATTGTTTCATACTGACCATAACGTTCAATACGATTTGGATGACCTGTGTATACGTCAGGCAAAAATGATGAATAGTTTGTTCGAGCCGGTCCTGCACCCGTACCAGGAACAACACCGCTTTGTCCTGAAGTGTCCTCTGGTTTAAATTCTGTGAAGTATCTCTTCCAACTCATTACATATTCCTAATTGCTTCTAGCATTTGTTTATTAACTCTAATTAATTCATCTAATTTTTTAGAAGGTCCAAAACTAGAACTATTGCTAATATTATTTGTACTAGTATTTACCGTACTATTAGATTTTACAGGATTCTTCTTGGCTTCGTCAATCACTTCCTGCGGTATTCCCATCGATTTGGCAAAATTATCTGCTTGTGATTGGATTGCTCCTTGATTTTCTTTTGCGTATGCATCAATTTTGGTTCCTAGTGCAGTACCTTGATTGATTACAGAACCTAAATCTCCTTTTTTCATTGCATCCATGATACCACCGGAACCGCCCTGCATCATGTTCATAATATTTCCCATTGGAGAATCTTTTGGTACTACTGCTTCTTCACCGTGTAACATAGCAAGTTGTCCTTTTCCAAAATTTTGAAACAAACTGCCCATGTTCAATGTACCTTTGTTGAATTGTGGAATAGCATCCATAAGCATTTGACTACCTTTACCAGTACTCAAAACTTTTTGTTCTGCTAAATTATAATTTCTGTCTTTGTGGAGTGTTTCCGAATACATTTGAACACCTTGTTTTACAAAATCTAAAACAAATTTCCTAAAGTCTACACCTAATGCATCTTCACCTCCTTCTCTATCATATGCCTCTCTTAACCCTTTCAATTCATTTGCAAATGGACCTTTAAAAAAGTCTTGCAATCTTTGATTATCGCCGGCGGCTACTGCTTCTCCTATCTCTCTAAGATCTTCTACGCTTATTTTCTTTGTTTCATCACCAAAAAGCATACCTGCAATTCTGGTTATTATATCTCTACTACTTTCTTTTTCGTCAGTCTGTATATTTTTAGGATCTGCAACATCTAAACTTTCAGCATTTCTAATTTCATTTACTACTTTACTTGTAAGACCTTTTAGTCCTTCAGATGCTTTTTCAAGTGAGTCTACAAAACCATCACTTTTCATAATGGCTTCTGTTGCCTTCATAATAGCGACCCTTGAATCTTTAATAGCAATATCAAAGTTACCCATGTTGGTTACATTTTGATCTAATGTTTCTTTTTGATTGTCAAAAAGTTGGTCAATTTCTTCTTGTGTTTGCTGTCCTATCATTACAGCATTGTATATGCCTTCAAACGCAGGACCAAGTTCTCC